TAAATACCAGCTCCTGTTGAAGCTATTGCTAAAGCATTCTGTAATGGTGTAGGGTTTGGTATGTTAGTTGTTTGTGTTTGACCAGGATAACCGCCCATGATTCCAGTCACAATATTAGCATATCTATCTACTTGTTCTTGTGGTTGGAATGCAGCCATTCTGTTTGCCTCTCTAGTTGCATCTAAGCCTGCTTGTGTTAACCCTCTGTCAAGCGCGCCCAGCTGACCTAAAGTTGCTACATCTGCTCTTTGTAATCCAGGCAGTGCTGATGCTAATCCCATTTGATTCATAAAATTTTGTTGTGCGGCCGCTTGTGATTGACCGAAACCTTGTTGTAATAATCCTGCTTGTAATGCTGCTCTGTTTCTATCTGATGCTGCACTGTATTCTGCTTCAGCAACACCTTGTCTTGCTCCACCAAACGCACCTGAAGCTACTGCTTGGTCCGCGATCCGTTGTTCTTGCATCTGTGCTTGTCTATCAAAGTCAGCTAATGTTGTATCAATAACTTGTTGTTGATACGGTGACATAAATTGTTGAAATGCTTGTGGACCAGTTGAAGCTTGTGCTTGATTTAAAAATGGTTGAAACGATCCAAGACCTGCTTGTGCTCTTGTTCTTGCGTCTTGTTCTAATTGACTTAAACCTGCAATCTCTGGTGCAAGTCCAGCTAAACTTTGTTTTCTAATATCGAATTGTTCTGCAGCTTTTTTTCTAGCATCGAACTGTCCAGCTGATTCACCTGTTAATTGTGTAATACCACCTGTACCTGGTGCAACAACAGGTATGGCCGTTTGCGCTGTTACTTGTGTTGCTAAATCTTGACCTAATTTTTCTACAAAAGGTGCCGGTCGTGCTACGGTTTCTTGTACAGCCATTATATAACTTCTCCTAATCTTTGTGATGTTTGAAACATGTTACGTGCGCCTTCTAAGCCTTGCGATTCTTCTGATACTTCACCTCCGGCTTCGAGGTTTTTCATCATATTATACATAACTTCTGCGCCTTTGTCTATATCTCCCTCACCAGCATTTCTTACAGCATCAGCTGTAAATACGAATTCATTCTTAGATAGTCTAGCAGGTACATCGTCAGCTCTTTCCATTCTACCCATATCTACAAAACCACCTGTCTCTCTATAGTCTTTTTCTTTACCATCCATGTCTATCAATGGCATAGTCTTTTTGGCTACAGGTTCTGCATCTCCACCTTCTTGGTAAGCTGATCTCATGATACCACCATCAGCAGCAAATCTATATGCTTGTCCCATAGCTGCGTATGGATCTGATCTAATTTTATCTATGTCAATATCTGGTCCTCTGTATGGATCAAACTCTTCTTCTTCATCAGTTTGAAATACTAACGGTGCTAGTGATGCAAGTGCTATACCACCTTTTAATGTTGGCATTAATGATCCAGCAGTTTTTGTTAAACCTAATTTGTTAAAAAGACCAGGAATTCCAGGTCCAGCAAATCCAGGTTTCATTGCTTGTCCAAATAAACCAGCTTTCATATTTGCTAAATTAAACATACCTTTACTAAATAAACCCTTACCTGCACCAAGTGATCCTCCCATTGCACCTAAACCATATAACAACGCTGCTTTACCTATTGGTGATTTAGCAACTTTCTTAACTGCTCTAGTTGCTTTCTTAACAAGTTTACCTAGACCATACATCTGTCTTGATGTTTCAAGGTCCATGATTCCTCCTACAGGAGTATCATCATCTGCAAATCCACCATCTGCAAAGAATCTATATGCAAAAGGATTTTGTGTTGTAGTTGGAGTTGCAGCTGCAGCTTGTTGGGTTTTTAATTGATTTTCTAATTCTAATAATCTTCTCTCATAGTCAGACATGATACCATCTCCGCCACCGCCATCACCTTTGTTAAGTGGATTACCATATGCATCTATGTTACCTGCAAGTCTTTCTGACATATAATCTTTATAAGCTTGTTCTAATTGTTCCTCAGTCATATCAGAAACTGTTGCAAAATTAACACCTTCTAATTTTCCTGCTCTAATTACATCTTCAAAAAACGGTCTATTTTTAGCAGCAGTAAAATCAGCAAATTTTTGAATAGGACCTTTAAAAAAATTTAAATAACTAAAACTAGGTAAAGTTACCTCTGGTCTTTTACTTTTAAATTCCTCTAATTTAGTTTTATTGTCTATGTATGGTCCACTAGTTACTGCACTATAATCTGCACCAGCAGCCCCTTCATCTTTTCCAGAACTATCTGTGCCCTTACCACCACCAAAACTTTCTTTAGATCCTACATTACCTTGACCAATACTTTTAGATTGTGCACTAGCACTTCTATACGCAGCATCACCACGATAACCTGGTCGCTTACCATCTAAAGGTGGGTTTACTAATTGTTTATATTGTTGTGCGTTTGTGATTGCCATTATTCTTCGTCCTTGTCAGATGATGCACCTAACGCTGGCATCTTTGCAACTTTAATTTTTAATGATCTTGTTATGTGTTCTCTTTGAGTATCTGTTTCTGGATTTGCAATATCATCTTCTGCTTCTTGGTCCGAGTTGTACTCGTAATTTGTTTG